TCGACATGGAGTCGAAGCCATGCTTACTCAAAAGCGTTTAAAGGAACTTCTTTCTTATAATCCTGTCACAGGGAAGTTCACCAGACGAATAACTGTGGGGCGGCACCTCGCTGGTAGCGAGCCTGGAACCATAGATGATGATGGGTACGTACGCATCACAATTGATGGCGAGAAGTACCGCGCACAGAGGCTTGCGTTTCTTTACATGGCAGGCGCGTTCCCCGATTGCGAGGTGGACCACGAAGATAGGGTTCGAACAAACAATGCGTGGGACAATTTGCGCGAAGCCACAACACAGCAGAACGCAGCCAATAGAGTGTCGCCTCCAGGGCGTAAACTACCCAAGGGTGTTACACCCTGCGGCCCCCGTTACTCGGCGGGCATAAAGGTGAACGGGAAGAGAGTTCATCTTGGTGTATTCGATACACCCATGGCTGCGCATGAGCGCTACATTGAAGCCGCTAACGACGCATTCGGCGAATACGCTAGGGCTGCATGACGATACTACCAACACTCAAGCCATCCATCGCCACAGCCACCCCAACGGTAAGGCGTGACGCGCCATCAGACCAAACGCGCGAGGCACGTAGGTACGCTGATAAACCTTGGCGCAAGTGGTATGGCCTGAAACGTTGGAAAGACTTGCGGTGGGACGTCCTGGTTGATGCGTGCTTCACCTGCTGTAGGTGCGGCGAGCTAAAGGACGATACGTCAAAGCTGGTTGCCGACCATGTTGTGCCGCATCGCGGGCGCTCGGAGTTGTTCTGGGATCGCAACAACCTGCAGTGCATGTGCACCGACTGCCATGACACAGTGAAGCAGCGCGAGGAGCAGTCACAACCTGTTGGTGTATGGTGGTAGGGGGGGGGCAACCTGCAGTCTAGGTCGCCCTCTTTCGCCGCACCCGCGTCCCCCTCATGCGCAACTAAAATTCCGATTCTTTGAACATTTGTAAGGACTGCGACCAATGGCAAGAGGTGGCGCAAGGGCCGTCTCTGGCCCGATGAAGGGCGTTAAGTATGTCAAGGCAAAGCCGCTTGCGGCGACGCCAAAAGACATCAAGGAGGCCGCTAGGCAATCTAGGGTCACGCCGCTTGAGTATATGCTCGCGGTAATGAATGACCCCGACGAGGATCCGCAGATGCGCGCTCGTATGGCTATGGCGGCTGCCCCGTACGTTCACGCGCGCGCAACTGACGCGGTGGGCGGGAAGAAAGAGCAGCAGCAGGCCGAGGCGGAGCGCCTCGCCGAGGATAGCAAGTTCGCCGTCCCTGCACCTCCGAAAGGCGAGTGATGGATTGGTCGACATCGTGCCCCGATTGGGAGCGTCGCATCGTTGCGCGGGAGTCACTTATACCGCCCCCACTGTTTCCAGATGAGGCTGCCGCTGCGCTCGAAGTCTTTAAAGCCCTGCGCATTGTCGACGCTCCCGGCCAGCCAACCTTTGGCGAGGCTTGCGAGCAGTGGGTATTTGATTTCGTCGCTGCAATTTTCGGGGCATACGACGCAAGAGAGGGAAGGCGGTTAATACGTGAGTTCTTTCTGCTAATCAGCAAGAAGAATTCTAAGTCGACCATTGCCGCCGGCATTATGGTTACGGCGCTAATTCGGAACTGGCGCAAGTCTGCTGAGTTACTAATCCTCGCACCGACCAAAGAGGTTGCCGACAACGCCTACAAGCCGGCCTCCGACATGATCCGTGCCGATCCGATCCTGAAAGACATGATGCATGTGCAGGATCACTACAAGACGATCCGTCACCGGAAGACAGGCGCGACCCTGAAGGTCGTCGCGGCGGATAACGAGACGGTTGGCGGCAAGAAAGCTGCATTTGTCCTTGTTGACGAGCTTTGGATATTCGGTAAGAAAGAGAACGCGGACGCTATGCTGCGTGAGGCAACGGGCGGGCTTGTTTCCCGCCCGGAAGGCTTCATCATTTATCTTTCCACGCAGTCGGATGCGCCCCCCGCTGGGGTATTCAAGGCAAAGCTCGATTATTACAGGGACGTTAGGGACGGCAAGATTGAGGACAAGAAGGGCCTCGGGGTCATATATGAATTTCCGCGCGATATGGTCGAGCGTGAGGCTTATCTTGACCCGAAGAACCTCTACGTCACCAATCCGAACATCGGAAAGTCTGTAAGTCAGGAATGGCTGGAAGACGAGCTTCGCAAGGAGATGTCCGGCGACGGAGATACGCGCCGCACTTTTCTGGCCAAGCACCTTAATGTCGAGATTGGCCTTAATCTTCGTGGTGATAGGTGGCCCGGCGCGGACCATTGGGAGGCGGCGACGGAGCCTGGGCTGACCCTAGATGAGATTCTGCGTCGATCTGAGGTTGTTACTGTCGGCATCGATGGCGGCGGCCTGGACGACCTGTTTGGCCTTGGTGTTATAGGCCGATGTAAGGAAACGCGCGACTGGCTGTGCTGGTCGAAGGCGTGGGCGCATGACGACGTGCTTGAGAGGCGCAAAGACATTGCGTCAGTGCTGCGCGATTTCGAACGCGACAAGGATTTAGTTGTCTGCACATCAGCCACGCAGGACTTGGAAGAAGTTGCGGACATTGTTGTCCGAATCAAGGATTCCGGACTTCTGCCCGAGAAAAACGGAGTAGGTCTCGACCCGATGGGGGTTGCGGCCTTGGTCGACGAGCTTGCTTCACGAGGAATTGAGGGCGAGGTCCTGACTGGCATCAGGCAGGGTGCCGCATTGTCTCCTGCATCGTGGGGCCTTGAGCGCAAGCTGAAGGACAAGACATTCCGGCATTGTGGTTCGCGCATGATGGCGTGGTGCGTCGGCAACGCCAAGGCCGAAGTGCGCGGTGGAGCTGTGCTCATTACTAAGCAGACAGCCGGGCGGGCGAAGATTGACCCGCTGGTAGCTGTATTTAACGCTGCGATGCTGATGAGTAGAAATCCTGAAGGCTCAGGCAATCTCGACGACTTCATCAACAATCCAATCATCGTAACATGGTAGGCGCGGAATGGCGTGGTGGGATAAATGGCTGGGCAGGTCGATAGACCTGAACGCTCAGTCGGCGCCGTTCTGGCGAGGCTTCTTCGGAAGCGAGACGACAAGCGGCGAGGTTGTGAATTACGACCGTGCCATGCAGTTGGATGCGGTATGGGCGTGCGTGAACTTGATTGCCAATGCGGTCAAGACGCTTCCCTGCAATGTGTACGACGGCACGGGAGTTAGCGTAAACGACGAGTCGCCGCTGTACGAACTGCTGCACGACATGCCGAATCTTGACGATACGGCGACTGACTTCTGGGGCATGTGCGCGGTTTGCCTTTGCCTGGATGGAAACTTCTTTGCAGAGAAGAAGTCGAACGCCGGCAAGCTGACGGCTCTTATGCCGCTGCATCCGCTGGCAGTGGACGTCAAGCGCGACGAGCGCAACAACCGCTACTATGAGGTGACCGAGCGCGTAAGCGCAAACGGCAAGAAGGGCGGCAAGCGTCGCATCAACGAAGATCGCATGCTGCATGTCCGCGGCATTGTGTTGCCCGGCTGCGATCGTGGCCTTTCGCCGATTGAGTTCGCGCGCAACACGGTCGGCAATGCGCTGGCCGGCGAGAAGTCGTCGGGACGGGTCTACAAGAAGGGTCTGATTTCGACGGTGTTCCTGTCGGCGGATCAGGTTCTTAAGCCGGAGCAGCGAAAGCAGATCGGCGAGACCCTTGGCGCCTTCACGGGCGCAGATAACGCGGGCGGAATTGCGGTGCTGGAGGCGGGGCTTACGCCACACGCAATCAGCATCAATCCGAAGGATGCGCAGCTTCTCGAGGCGCGCCAGTATAGCGTCGAGCAGATTTGCCGCATCTTCGGCGTGCCTCCGGTAATGATCGGCCACGCAGCAAACGGCACGACCACGTGGGGCAGCGGTATCGAGCAGTTGATATTGCAGTTCACCAAGACGTGCCTTACGCCGATGCTTCGGCAGATCGAAAGCGCGATATTTCGCGACCTTCTGGACGCCAAGACTCGCAAGACCACCGTGGTGAAGTTCAACATGGAAGGTCTGCTTCGCGGCGATAGCGCGGCAAGGGCGGAGTTCCTGTCGAAGATGGTGGCGAACGGCATTTACACGCCGGATGAGGCTCGCGCCTACGAAAACAAGGCTCCGGTAGATGGTGGCGGGCAGGCCATTGTGAACGGCACGATGACGCCACTTGCGACGCTTGGCGAGGCGGCTGGTACGCCGCAGGCGGCGGCAGGGCAGGCCATGGCAAACCTGATGTCGATGGCTGTAGCGCCTAAGCTTGATGAAATGGCCAGCAAGATTGCCGCCGTTACGGATGAATCGTCCAAGAAACGCGCCGCTTAAGGGAAAAAGATGAAGTTTGAACACCTGCTGGCGGCATTTGCCGCCGAGCCTTGGGCTATTCAGCGCGAGAAGCTCGGCATGTTGGCCGACATCATCGTTGCGCGCGCCGAAGGCGAGAAACTTGTGCCGTCGGAAGTGGCTGCGGCCATTTCCGACGCGCGCGCCCGTGAGGTTGCAAGCGTTGATGGCGCCGTCGCCATTGTGCCTGTTTATGGTGTTCTGGCGAACAAAATGGACGCCTTTTCGGCCATGTCGGGAGGCACGTCGTATGCTGGCATCAAGAAGGCGCTGCATTCGGCGCTTTCGAATGATGACGTCAAGGCGATCGTGCTGGACATCGACAGCCCCGGCGGCTCTGTGCCTGGCACG